ATAACGAAACATAATTTCCCATTATACGCGCGTATAATGGGAAATTATGTTTCGTTATGTTCTTGATTAGTGTTCTCGTTTAATGTAATGTTCTCAGTTTGCGTGCTGTTTTTATTTAACATTTGTTTTAATTCTTTATTTATGTTCTTTATTGTGTTTGTATTATTACTTTGTTTTTATGTTCTCTGTTTGTGTTCTTATGTTGGTAAGGTTAGGATAACTAATATAGAAAACGTATCTCATTGATGATTCTTATCATGTTTCTCTAGTTTTATATGATTTCCTTTCTTAGAAAAGGTAATAAATATCAATTAGTTATGATTATATTGTTGTTCGTTTTATGCATTTCTGGAGGGGAACAAAAGATGATTTAGCTCAAATATTCGCCTTTGCGTTTTTTGTTTTGCTTTGCCTTTTTCATGCAAATTTGCTAGAAATAAGCAAAGATTTAATTATTAAGCAAAGTTACAAGCTGGAGATGACAGTATGTCTTTGAAAAAGTTATTGCAAGATTGTGTTACGAGAGGTCAAGAAATGACCCAAGCAATTGCTATCGCTCAATTCGGTGATGATAGTCCTGAAGCTCGGCGTATCACCCGCCGATGGGGTATAACTGAAGTAGCAGATTTAATTGGTGTAACTCCTCAAGCAATTAGAGATGCTGAGAAGAGCGGGCGTTTACCTGCACCTGACTTTGAAATGAGAGGAAGAATTGAACGTCGTGCTGGTTATACCATAGATCAAATCAACAGTATGCGAGCAGTTTTTGGCAACCCAAACCAACGACCACAAGATAAAAACCCTGTTGTGCTTGCCGTTATGTCACACAAAGGCGGCGTTTATAAAACATCGTCTGCGGTACATCAAGCTCAATGGTTAGCATTACAAGGTCATCGTGTTCTTTTGGTTGAAGGTAACGATCCTCAAGGCACGGCCTCTATGTATCACGGTTATGTTCCTGATTTACATATCCATGCCGAGGATACTTTACTGCCATTTTACTTAGGAGAACGCGATAACGCTGAATATGCTATAAAGCCAACATGTTGGCCTGGGCTAGACATTATCCCTAGCTGCCTAGCTTTACATCGTATAGAAACAGATCTCATGCAATATCATGCTCAGGGTAAATTGCCTCATCCTCCACACCTTATGCTGCGCGCAGCTATTGAATCAGTTTGGGATAACTACGATGTTATCGTTATAGATAGTGCTCCGAACCTCGGTACAGGAACCATTAACGTTGTTTGTGCCGCTGACGTTATTGTTGTTGCTACACCTGCAGAATTATTTGATTACGCTTCTGTTCTACAGTTTTTCACAATGCTTCTCGATCTATTGGAAAGCGTTGACCTAGGTGGATTTGAGCCAACCGTTCGCTTACTTCTGACTAAATATAGTCTCACTACAGGGAATCAATCACGATGGATGGAAGAACAAATAAGAAATACATGGGGATCAATGGTATTACGTCAGGTTGTACGCGTTACCGATGAAGTAGGTAAAGGCCAGATAAAAATGAGAACAGTATTTGAACAAGCAGCAAACCAACGTTCAACATTGAATGCATGGAGAAATGCTGTTTCTATATGGGACCCTGTTTGCCGAGAAATTTTTGATGATCTAATAAAACCTCGCTGGGAGAACGAATAATGAAACAGCGCTCTCTTCTAAAAAATGCTCCAGATATTAATCGCATTATGAGTAATAATCATCATGCCCCTGAACATCAGCCCGTATCACCTATGGTTGGTGATTTAAAACGTCAACTGAGTTCATTAACCGGTAACAGCATAACTTTGCCAGTATGCGGACGTAATGTTAACTTTAAGTTAGAGACAATTCCCGCAGATAAAGTTGAAATGGCAACAATGGTATGGCTAGGTAATGAACGCGATCAAGATTTATTAAATGAATCCTCTCTAGCCGATTTAATCCCATCTTTTCTAACGTCTGGACAACAAAATCCAGCTTTCGCCAGAAAAGTATCTGGAATCGTTGAAGTCGCTGACGGCTCACGTAGAAGAAAAGCAGCGATATTAACAGGATGTGACTATCGCGTCTTAATTGGTGATCTCGACGATGAACAGATGCATTGGTTATCCCAAATTGGTAACGATTATAGGCCTATTAGTGCATACGAAAGAGGAAAGAGATACTTACGCAAGCTAAATGACTTTGATGGTAACGTTAAAGCATTAGCCGAGGCTGAAAATATAGATAGAAATATTATCACTCGCTGTATTAATACAGCTGGTCTACCAAAAGATATATTAGCTATCTTCAATCATCCAGGAGAACTGTCAGCTCGTGCTGGAGATTCTTTGTTTAAGGTTTACAAAAAAAACATGGCTGCCATGAGCAATGCTGCTCATCATCTTCTGGCAATTAAAAAAAACGGCGAGGATTTAGAAGCTTCACGGATTATACAAATATTATCTGACTCTGTTCTGGTTGGCGGCGAGGAAAAAACAAAAGACGAGAAAAAATATGGGGAAGGGATCACGGCCAGATATAAAGGTAATTTTGTAACTATAAAAATTGATAGCCGCAAAATATCTAAAGAAATACTAAGCAGAATTGAGTTGTTACTAGAGGAACAATCTACTGATAATTAAGAACTATCCCCTGCATTGCAGGGGATATTGATTTATGGTTGACTTGGCCACTCGATATCTGGAGATAGTGATGTATCAACACGGTTCAGCAACACCCGATACTTTTTCCAGGCTTCCAGCAACGAGGTTTCTTCCTCCGTTGCGATTTCCAGATCTGCAGCATCCTGAAGCGGCGCAATATGCTCACTGGCTACCTGCATCAGGCTGTTTTTTGTTTCTTCCGCCTCCCGGATCCGGAATAGTTTTTCTGCTTCTGCATCTTTCACCCAAGCTGTACCGTTCCACTTCTGATATTCCCCTTCCGGCGACAACCAAGTAACATTTTCCGGTAACGGACCGAGTTCAGAAATAAATAACGCGTCCCCTGATGCCACGTCATAAACCGTTTTACCCCGATGATCTTCAACGAGATGCCACGATGCATCATCACCGTTGAAAACAGCCACGAAGCCTGCCGGAATATCTGGCGGTGCAATATCGGTACTGTTTGCAGGTAGACCTGTATGAGGTGGAATGTATGCATCACCTTCACCAATAAATTCATTAGTTCCGGCCAGCAGATTATAAATTTTTATGGTCCGTGGTTGTTCAGTCATTCTAAAATCCATGTTCACCTCTACTTAATATCAGAGACAGAATATTGTTTATTGAGCGTATGGGTGGGAGCACCAATAACGATGCTACTTCCGTGGCTATGTGCGCCAGAGGTGAGATTGCCTACGGGATTTTCTGGATTAAACCGGTGTGTATGCGAATCAGGGCGAGAGCGATTATTAGTCAGCACGTCATCAGCCTGATGCACATGGCTAATACAGAACTGCCCGGAACGTGAGCAATACGTCCGATAATCGCCGCATCCAATATATTTAGTATCCGCATAACGGCAAACAGAATTACCCGGACAGTATGCATATGTGCCAAATACTGCCGACTGGCGGGAGTGTGCGTATTCCCAGTTAATTGATTCTGTTTTCTTATTAAAGTTATCCCATGCCTGCTTCATTTGCCGGGCAACGCTTTCAAACGGAACCTGACCACATCCGGCCCCCATTGCAGGGAATACCACCGTCTTTATTTTCCTGTCTGTCGTTGCGTTTTTATTGTGCTGAAAGATGGCAAGCAGAGCGGCCCAGGTTGCATTATATACAGCGTCTGTTCCGTCAATTGTCAGCGGAACACGCATTGTTGGCGCATGTACCAGCCAGGGGTGATGATTATGCCCCGTTTCAATTACAAATGCAGAACCTACAGGCTGTTCGCCTAGATATTCACGAAGAATATGATTCTGAACGCGGGACTGTAACTGAGTACCGAAGAATGCGGTAATGGCGGCATCAACGCCGCCATCCATCAGGCCGAAACTATTTGCCGCACTTACCATGCAGTCAAATTCTCTGATTGTTTCAAATGGCTTTCCGACAATATTCACATTATCTGCGGTTGCAAATACCCGCTTAAATGCTTCAGCCATTTCTGTTACTGGTGCAGAAAGAATGAGCGTAATCATGCAAGCCTCACAATATAGTTAAATGCGATGTTTTTGACGGTGTTTTCCGCGTTACCAGCAGCGTTAACGGTGATGGTATGTCCATGTGAACCAATCGCAACGGAGTGCGTGTGTGCACCAATACCGACAGTATGTGCGTGTGCACCTGCAGATGCTGCTGTGCCGGACAGTGAGTGGCTATGATTACCATCTGTACTGGTATTAGCTAACCACCCCGTAGACATACCTACTGAGCCTTGTACACCCCAGGTATTTTGACCTGAGCTTGTATAACCATATTGATAAGTATCTTTAAAAACACTGGGGTTAAATCGACGGCCATCTCTATGGCTGTGATTACCAGCTGCATTCGTGCTGCCACTTAAACTATGGGTATGCGCACCAGTGTTATTCGTGGATTTAGTGCCGTAATCAAACGACGATGTGGTTTTCGTCCCCAAATCAGTACTGGATGCGCTGGCGCTGTGGGTATGCGATTTTATGCCGTCCTGTTCCTGAGACAATACGGCACGACCACTGGCAGGTTTGCCCTTAATCGTCCAGCCACGCATATCAGGGATCACGCCTGACGGATAAGCGGCTGCGAGTTTCGGGTAAGCAGATTTGTCAAAAGCCTGCCCCTGCATCAGGGCATAGCCAGACGGAACGGTATCTGATGGCCACGGGATTGGTGCGCCAGGCGGATAAAACTGCTCTGATGGCGTATAGAGTGAATAAACTGTACCGTCCGTTAACCCTTCCGGCTTATTAGCAGAATATGCTGGTGACGTATGAATCGTCACGCTGGCATTACTGGTATAATCCCATTGAATATTTACACCAGTCGCATAATTTCCGATTGCAACGTAAATATCGTAAGTATCACCAGATGTATTGACCCAGGCAAAATTTGTAAACCCTGCCGATGTGCGCTGCCATAAAGCACCAGTAATCCCCTTCGGATTACCATTACCTGCACGCAAAACAAGTTCAGATATACCTGCCTGTTGAGGTGAACCGACGTTATATCCAGCCCCACCAATCAACGTAATTGAAACAACAGAACTCGCCTGCGGCATGGTTACCGTTGCCAGCTTGAACCATCCAGCACCACCACTAAAAGACATTGTTGTGGAGTTGATCGTGCCTATAGACCGTGGGTTAAGTTCAATATCTTTAGAACCATCAAACGAGACGCCGTTGATAGTACATGCTGTCTGCAACTTGGTCGCTGTCGCTGCATTACCGGTAGTGTCTTGATTACCTTTTGTATTCACACCAGGCAAATCTATATCGGCTGAACCATCAAAGGATACACCACCTATGTTTATTGAACTTGCTAATTTCGTTGCTGTTGCTGCATTTCCTGAAAGGCTTGAAACAAACTGATGTGAGCAGTAATAACCACGTCCATTTTTAAAATCCAGAATGGTTTGAGTATTTGTACTTTCTGCTACTGGATCTGTGGCCCCCCACTTATAGGTGGCTTGACCAACGGTATAGTCAGTAGTTGGAACAATTACGTTCAAGCCCTCCTCAGCAAATATCTTGATAGGAAATGCTCTGGCTTCAACGTAAAATACACTACACAAATCGTCATCTTTCACACTTGAAATAATCGAGTGTATAGCTCGCTCAGCAGTAGAATATATTGAGAAAAAACCAGCCGCATATGAACCGCGATCAGACCAACCGCCAGGCATAACAAACCCATTAAATTCACAATTATTCATGGCGTATCCGCCAGCTGAGGAATAAGTAGTTATCACAACTCGTGAGGCTAATTCATCGGTACCGCCTCCAGATCGGCGAAAGACTATAGGATACCACTTACCGCTTACTGCATTTGCAGGAGCAGAGAAAGTGTATTTTCGCATCCCCTTTTTCTTATCCACTTCACCTTTGCTGTAAACATTAATGTTATTCAGGAAGCGGCCCTTGTCGGGGATATCAGCACCGTTCTGGTCTTTCTGCAGACGTTTCTCTGCATTGTCATAGGCTGCTTTTACTGCCTTTGGCGTTGCCGCCAGTGACTCGGAAGTGCTGTTGGTCGCACTGCTGAGCTGTACTATCCCCTTTTTCGTCGTGCTCGCATCCTCAAGCGCCACGGCGGATGCAATATCCTCTGCCCGTTTTGCCGCTGTCTCAGCGCGCGTTGCTGCAGATTCCGCCGTACTTTTGCTCTGTGCTGCCGCCGTCGCACTGCCAGCTGCCTCTGTCGCCTTCGTGGATGCTGTCGTGGCGCTGCCCTTCGCTGCGGACGCTTGTCTGGTCGCCTCATCTTTTGAAGCAGACGCCGATGATGCCGATGACGCCGCCGAACTGGCGGACGATGCGGCAGCCGTTTTTGAGGATTCTGCGCTGGTTTCCGACGCTTTCGCGTTCGTCTCGGATGTCTTCGCTGCGGAAGCAGACCTTGCTGCTGCGCTGGCCTGTTCAGTGGCTTCGCCAGCCTTCGTTGTGGCTGTTGAAGCAGACGATGCGGCGCTTTCTGCCGATTTTCCGGCGGCGGTGGCACTGGCTGAGGCCTGCCCGGCACTTGTTGACGCGGCACTGGCAGACGACGCAGCCGCTGTTTTTGAGCCTGCCGCAGCCGAGGCGCTCTGTCCCGCTGCCGTTTCAGAAGACCTGGCGTTTGTCTCAGACGTCTTTGCCGCCTTCGCGGAATTGCCTGCCGCCGTTGCCGAGGAAGCGGCACTACTGGCGCTTGATGATGCGTTCGTTTCTGATGATTTCGCTGCCTCTTTTGAGGCCGCCGCATCCCGGGCTGAGGTGGCTGCTTCTGACGCCTTCGTGGTCGCGGCGGATGCAGAAGTGGCTGCTGATTGTTGTGACGCTGCCGCATTCGTTTCTGACGTTTTCGCCGCACCGGCACTGGTAGCTGCCGCGCTTTTTGAGGACTCTGCAGCAGCAGCACTTTTCGATGCTTCACTGGCCTTTGTTGATGCCGTTCCTGCGCTGGAAGATGCTGACTGAGCCGACGACGCGGCCTGTCCGGCTGACGTGCTGGCTGCGCGTGCTGAGCCTGCAGCATCAGTCGCATGGGTTGCCGCCTCACGGGCTGATGTGCTGGCATCGCTGGCTGACTTCTTCGCGGCTGCCGTGTTCTGTGCCACCGCGGACGCGTTACGCGCCACCTCTTCCACCATCAGTTCAAAACGGCGCAGTGCCTCAGGACGGGCATCATCCTCCGTCATGGCACCGAGAAAATCATTCAGCGTACCGGGTCGGGAATCTTCATACACGGTGATGGTCCCGGCATGTGACGGCGGGAATCCCTCCACCAACAGAATAACGCTGTACTGCCCGTACTCAACGTCCATGCTGTAACGCCCGGCTTCATCCGGATTTTCTGAGGCCAGCGTGTTCACCACCACCGTGGTGCTGTTACGTTTTGCTTTCAGCTGGATTGTGCAGTTCTGTACCGGTTTTCCTGTGCCGTCTTTCAGTACACCTGAAATCTTTACTGCCATATTCACCCCACAAAAAAGCCCGCCTGAACCGGCGGGCTGTCATAACACTGTGTTACCTGGCTAATCAGAA